TCATAATTTAAAAAATCTAAAAAATTATCGTGTTTAATAATAGGTCTCCATTTACCTCTTTTCCAATATTTGTATTGAGAAAAAGCTCTTCGATAAGGATTTCTTACTGTGGTAAAATAAACAGAACGACTTGCTAAAAGTTTTTGATTCTCTGGATCTAATATCCATTTTTGATTATTTGTTGTTATTATATTCCTTGCACGGCACCAATCAGAAACAGCGCTACTCGCTGTTTTTGCTGTTCTTACATATAAAAGACTAGGATGTTTCACCCCAGTTATCTCCTATTGCTACATCCACAACACTTGGAACCTTAAGTTCCATACAACTTTCCATTGTCTCTTTAATAATCTTTATTTGTTCATCGCTTTGAATATCAAAGCAGAGTTCATCATGAATTTGTAACTTAGGTAAAATTCCTTTCTTATAACATTCTACAATGGCAAGTTTAGTTTGATCGGCAGCACTACCTTGGATTAATCTGTTTAAAGCTTTGTAAGTTTTGGCTCTTCTAATGTTATCCTTACCATATTTAGCGACAGCATTTTCATAAGTCTCACTTGTCCATAGCCCCCAATCTCTTGGTTCCCATTCATCAAATCGACACTTACGGCCTTTCTTGGTTCGAATCACACCTTGTTCATCCGCCTTAACCATACAACGATCCGATAATAATTTTACAAAAGGAACCTTACGATTATACTTTGCAATAATTTTATCTCCCTCTTCTCGATCTAATCCAAGAGAGTTTGCTAATTTGTTTTTACCCATTCCATACATTAATCCTAAACCAATCGTCTTAGCTTGTTTACGATCGATACCGACTAAATCTGCTACGGTTTGGTGAAAGTCTGCTGATGCATTGGAATAAGCTTCAACGAGTTCCTGTGATCCTTCATATCCTTCACCAATGGAAGATGCATAATGCACAACCAATCTTGGTTCTTGTTGGGAGTAGTCAAAGGATCCCCACTTACAGTTATCTTCGGGCAAGAATAGTCCACGTATTTTGGGGGCGAAATCTTTATTTCTTGCTGGAAGTTGTTGGAGGTTAGGGTTAGACATAGAAAGCCTACCAGAAACAGTACCACCATTATCACTACGTAACTGATTAATTTCAGCGTGAATTCGTCCTTTATGTTCATACTTTGTTATACCAGTTAAAAACGTATTATGGAACTTATTGATTTCTCTGGCTTGTACGATAAGCTTAGATATCTCATGTGGAGAATTAACTAAATAATTTTGTGTAAAAGATGGTTCGTTTGATTTTGCTGTTCTTGGATATTCTATACCAAGCTTGTCGAATGCTTCAGCGATTTGCCTCGCAGCCCAAATATCTATATCTTTATTTACTAATCGTTTTATTTTTAACAGTATTTCTTTTTCTTGCGCCGCAAATTCTCCCTTTAATGTTTGAGCTTTATGTAAATCGACACGAATACCTTTCTGTCTCATCTTTATTAGAATTGGTAAAAGAGACTTTTCCATATCCCAAATAGTTTCTAAACTTTGTGTTCTGATTTCAGATTTAAATCTCTGCCATAGAAGGAGCGTGAGCCGTGCATCTTGTTCCGCGTAATGTCCAACATGCTCAGCAGGTAACTTCCACATCTCTGCTTTCGGATCCACCCCATGAGCTGCTGCCGCTTCTCTTAAATCACTTTCTGCTTTAATCTCTCCTAAATAATCGACCGACAATGCATTCAAAGAAAAAGAATATCGGTTCTCATTAATTAGTGCTGCTGCGACCATGGTATCAATAATCTCTCCATGGACAGGAATACCTGATGCTTCTAACCAACCTACATCGTACTGCGCATTATGAAATATTTTTTTACAAGGAAGTGCACAAACATCTAACATGTACTGTTTCACTTGTGCTGGAATTAAATTGCCTCCACCGAAGTGACCAAAAGGAAAATAACCTTGCCAACCTTCTACCGCTACAGCAAAGCCAATGATCTCTCCTTTACCCATTGCCCAACCTGCACCAAGTCCGTTGGTAATACCATCGTCTCTTGTTTCTAAGTCGATAGCAATCTCATCATAATGTGATAGGTCTTTAAATTCTGTCGGTGCATTCCACATATGTTTTTTAAAATTCATGGTTAGTTGTAAACTCATTCTTTTCCTTTCAATTGTTCTATCTCTAATTCACAGTAATGAATAATCTTTTTTAAATCTTCTATTCCATTTTTGTCTTTATATCTGCAAACGTATTTAATTACATTGCCTTGAAAAAAAGATAAATTGTTCTGTGTGATAAAAGTATAAGGTTGTATCTTATGTTTCTTGTAATGATCTCCACCGATTTGGGTTGTTGAAGGGAATGCTTTTTGAAAATCAGATTTAGTGTTCATGTCTTTTTTCCTCCATGTAAATTAAATAATCTTTGCCAATAGGATAGTGATACTTATAGTCAGTAGAGAGAATATGTAAAGTATCTTTTGCTCGTGAGGCTCCAGTATAATAAACTTTTCTTTCTCCACTTTGATCTTCTTTATTCTTTCGATTAAAATCAGAAGCGTAATCATTCTTACTAGCTAACACAACATGATCTGCTTCGCCACCTTTAACACTGTGGATGGTGTCAATAATGATTTGTGGCTCTTCATTTAATTGTTTCTGTCCGTAACGTTTAAGTAATCTTATAAAATATATTTTTTGTCTAGATGTAAAGTTACGTCTTAGGATCCACCACCATTCTTTGTTTTTCTTCTCATCAGGTATATATAAACCACACCATTCTTTTAAACTTTCAAAGTTATAGGTTTTAAAATCAGGCTCACCTATCCAAAATTTTTCTGTTCTAAATGCATCTTTTTCAATATCTCTAATATATTTATACATGACTTCAGCATCTGCTTTGTTAATAATCTTGCCATTTGATATTGCTGTCCAAGCTTTAATCGCCTGCCATTGTTTACGATCAAAAGATTTATTACCTTTGTTATCCCCAAAATATAGACCTGCTTCTTTTGCAGACATACGTAATTCATTTACCACTCGGTTGACTCGACCTAAAATATACCATGTCCCATCTTGGTTAAAATCAATCTCTCTAAAGCTTAAATAACGTTTAACAGCGCCTTTCTTACTGGTCGGTTCATATTGTTTCTCTTCTGAATCAATGATGCCTCTTCTAATAATTTCTGTGAAATGGTGTATCGCTTCTCCAAATCTTCTGGTCTTCCTTAATACAACTTTGCGCCCAGGAAAATAAGTTGTGAAATATTTTGAATCGGCTCCATTCCATTGATAGATACCTTGATCATCATCACCTGCTAAATAAATTCTTTTAGTATTTCTAGACATCTTAAAAATCACAGACCATTGTAATGGGGTAAAGTCTTGAGCTTCATCTAATATCAAAACATCTAAAGGTGGAAAGTCTACTTCATCAATGGCTTTCTCAATCATATCTGTAAAATCTATAAACGAATCTTTTTTATAATGTTCGTAAGTGGATATCTTTCTTTGGAAAACATCAATGTTATCTTTCTTATAGTTCTCATGTTTGTATACTTTGATTGGATCCACCATCATATTTCTTGCTTTGTCATAAATAGAGAGTGACCAATCCTTATAAATAAATTCATCATCTTCTAATCTTCTATCAGATTGTTTTAAAATCTTTTCTTGTAATGCAAAATCAATCATACAGTTTTTGATATCAAAGATTTCTTCTTTGAAATATCTCCTGCAATACTTGTGTAATGTTTTAAATCTTGTAAAGTTTTCTACCGTGTATTGAGGAAAGGTAGATAACGCTCTATCAATCGCTGTGTTTACTGCTTTATTCGTAAAAGATATGAAAGCGATTCTTTCTGGCGGTACACCTTTTTTTAAATATCTTTTCAATATTCTTTCAATCAAGGTAAATGTTTTTCCTGTACCAGGCGGCCCATATATCTTAATTGTTTTCTTATGTAGATTTTTTAGTTTCTGGATTTCTAAACTTTCCTGTGTGATAGTCATCGTCCATCTCCGATACATTGTTTTCTTTTTTACGTTTTTGTGTTCTCACGGTTTGATGATTAATAAACTCTGGCATATCCACTGCCCAGATATTTTTCTCACCTTCATGATATTCTAAACGTTTACAGTTTAATAAACGTAAAGCTTCCATTGAATTG